CTCATCTAGAGGGATTACTCGCTTTGTTTCCTTGTCGTACCTGAACCGCTTTCGCATCGGCTAGCTCTTTCTGTTGAACCATCTTCTGCTGATGGGCTTGAGCGCCCATCGCCATATCCATCTGATGTTGATCAGCCTGGGCCTTCATATCCATCTGAGCCTTCTGCATCTCGAGCTGCATCTCTTGTTGCATCTGCTGAAGCGTCATCTGCATTTCTGCAAACTTGAGTTCAAGCTCTTTCTGCTGTTTCTGAAGGTCCGCCTGCATCTTCTGCTGTTCGAGCTGGGCCTCCATCTGCATCTTCTTCTCTTCTGGGTCGGGCTTCGGTTGCGGGGGATTACGCTCTATCTGCTCAAGAGTCGCCTCTATCTCCCGTCCCCACTTGAACTTACGCAAGTAAACTTTGAGTAACTGAATAGCCGCTTGGCCGTCTATCAGACCTTGCCCAACCAAAGGAGCAATAGCCTGAACGTAAGCCGTAACCGCTTCTAAAGCGGCCGCCATGTTGGCTTGGTCGGCTTGCTCGTCCGGAGCCACCGTCGAATCCGTTTCGATGTCGATTCGATACTGACGCATCAATTCGTTTTGTAGGAGATCCCGAACCTCCTGCGGTATCTGAATCCCGGTCATCCTCTGTAGGGTGTCTGTAGAGAAGTGCTCGGCCATGATCTCAGCCGCGATTCTCAGCACGTCCCTAAAATACCGTTCGAAATTCTGCTTCGGAGTTAAGGTCCGACGACTGGAAAACTGAGCCTTGAGCGTTTGAGCGCCCTTCGTTTCTCTAGGATCGGTTGATCCCCTCTCAATATCCGCTATCCCCGTGAGCTCGAAGATCTGAGAGACAATGGCCTCACGTTCTCTGAAGAGTGCGGTGAGTACCTTTCCTACCTGTTCTATGGGCAGCCATTCGATGAGACCCTTTAAGCCACCAGCTCCTTGAATCGTTCCCCAATCAGCGACCGGGATCATCTGATTCTCATCGGACTCGAAGAGTTTCTTCAGCAAGTCCTTCTCTGAACCGGCGTAGATACCGGCCAGTTTCAGAGCCTTCATGAGAATCGAGATGCGTTTCGTGATCAGGTCGAGTTCATTCGCCTGATGCTGGTACAGCGTGAAGAGCGGGATGGGCTGTAGAGAGTCGTTGGTATCGACCGCCATCAAAGGCTTTGGACAGGGATAGAAGCCTTTCAGCCTAAGAGGGTCTTCACCCTCCTTGAGCCATTTGTCCTCGACCCCTTTAACCGCGATATAGACCGCTCGCTCAGAAGCACACCAAACCTCGTGTACTTCTGCATGGGTAGGCTTAAACCCATCGTCTTTGGCGTCATCATTTCCAGAACCGTCGACGGTGAACTTGATGTCCTTGGCTTTCGTTCCAAGAAGTTTCTTGAGCTGTGGTTCATCTAGATAGGAGATGTAATCAACCCATCCCACATCTTTCCAGCGCTTCGCCTTCTGATGCAGGAAGTTCTTCCACGGCCAACGCTCGATCTCTACATGCTCATCGACAACCTCTTCGACTTCTTGTTCGATGAACGCAACCCCTTGCTCAAACTTAACCTCGGCAGGTTCTACTTGGGTGTCTTCATGGAAGAACCGAAATCCTGCTGATTCACCGTTTGGCCCCAGTTGCTCTCGTGCTTCAACCGGGACAGGTCGGCGGGTAGTCGCGTAGGTTGGGACGTAGCGAATTTTCGGAACCGTCCGTCCTGGGAGTAGAACATCAAGCACCGACCTAATGCCGAAGTCATAGAAGTCTCCGTCGTCCAAGACATACTCCAACGCTCTCTCTAAAATCTTAGCTCCAGAGTTCCCAACCGGATCGTCGTCTTTGTATCTTCGGCTGATGTCGGGCTTTGGGACTTGAGAGAACAGAGCTGGTTGTAGAACGGAGGTGTTGGCCCACAGGATATTGAAAGAAGGTGTAGGCTCTCCAGTGCCGCTTCCGGTCTCGAGGCGGTAGCGCTTGAGCACTTTGTCGGCGCGCTTTTCCCACTTCTTGTGTTCCTTCTCTGCAACGTCGTGCTGACGCCAGAATTCTTTGATATCCAATGCCATCAACTATGCTCAACACAGAGGGTTTCGTAGCCGTGGACTTTCTCCATGTGCTTAGTTTTGGCCTGACTAGTCTCTAAGCCGCAATAACAAATAGCACACATGAACGGCTCGCCATGGTAGTCAGAAAGAAGCTCCCTTAATATTTCATCCTTAGCCATGACGCTGATTTCTTTCTTCGGCTTTGTCATCAGATGATCTCAGGTCCTTGGCTTGGTTGTCTGCGGTTCATCACATCGTTGAACGTCAAAGGCTTGATGTCCTCATACCATGGCCTCTTAACCTTTGGACGATCCTTCTTGTAGGGACGAGCCATACAGGCATACCGCCCCATATCGCCCATGTGATCCTCGCCCTTTTTCGCCACGTCCTCTAGCTTCTTCTCGTCGTGCTCCAAAGTAGGAATGATCCGGATGAAGTGGCGGCAGGTTTCAACGGCTAACAACATCTTGTCCTTGATCCGTGCGTACATCTCTTGCCAACCCGCGTCACGTTCGTTATCGGCCTTCGACCAGTACACACCGGACTGCGCGAATCGTTCGGCGGGTGAGGGGCCGGAATCCGTTCGCCACATCGAAGGGTCGGCTACTTTGATCTCGGCGTCCTGCCAATCCTTGAGCACCGCTCCCACGTCGCCCGCGCTCATCCGAATCCCTTTGTTGCCCTTCTCTTGACCGTACCACTCTCTCACTAAGATCAAACAGCCTTCTTGGTAGATCACTTCTCGGCCGGTGTAATCGGTGGTTCCCATTCCGTCCGAGACGACAAACTCACCGATAGCAAAAGGTTGTCGAAAGCCCCAGTCACAGGCCCACAGCCTCATCCAGTGATCGGGAATCTTGAATGGTTTGACTAGATTCTGCGAATCCCAACAATCGAAAAACGCGCCCGGAACTACATTCCAATCACCTTCGATCAGTTGCTTCTTCTGCCAGTCTGGCATTCCACCAAACTGAGCTTCGTAGTCCTCATCGAGGTAGGAGTTATCCATCATCGAGGCAGGGATGAAAATTCTAGTCTTCTTGATCACTCTGCCCGGATGAAGCACCGAAGCCGTCTCCACTTCAAACACCGTTTCGGGTGGAGCCGGATCGATGAAGCTCTCCTTCAAGAAGTGATGACTTTCACCTCCGGGGTTTGAACCCATCGCCATTCGCGGAAGCCGGTCGATATACGGCTTCAACTTTGGATCAGCCTTCACATACTCGAGAAACCGTTCCTTCGCCTCTCCCAACCTCACGCGCGATTGAATCCATGCCAGCATGTGCTGGGTCATCTGCCCCGCCTCATCGACCCCGGCCCAATGGAGCTCGGGACCTTGGATATCGTCCGTGTCGCGGTCGTACTCGATGTGTTGGAAGGTGAGTATCGACCCGTTGCGAAACTCGTAGGTCTTGCGAGTTTCGTTGTAGTTGCCCAATCCCAAACTAGAAGGTAGCTCACGTCTTAGTGGAATGACATGATTCTTCATCAACATCGGCAACGTCCGCCGAAACAGCGTCGCGTTCAGGTTCGGTATGTGGATGCAGAAGTCGATGGCATCCCACCGCAGACAATGACTCTTCCCACCCCCCGCGGCGCCACCGTAGAGGATCTGATTCGCGAGCGTGTTGTGGAAGAGTAACTGTCTGGGTTGGGGCTTGTAAGAGAGTCTCATCCAATCCAGGCATCAATCGACATGCCAATAGGTCCCGCCGCTGCCGAGGTCCAGGACGTTCTGATCCTGACGACATGATCGACTTGCAGAGGGAAAGCAGTCGTGAAGTTGGCCGAGGCACTGAAAAGGGGGAAGAAGAAATTGCCGCTTCTCCCAGGACTCAGATCCACCACTACATTACCCGAAGCGGACCCAGAGCCGAACGTACCGGCAATCGTTATTCTGGTTTGCCGTGCGTCATCATTACCCACAATGTTGAACGTTCTAGAGTTCGCCAATCCGGTGGAGACAGAGGTCCCAGGAATATCACTCTTATTGATGTAGATGTTCACCAGCGTACTGGTAGAAACTCCGGTCATTACTTGTATCGTCATAGCAACCTCTCAAAGAGCCAGTCCTGGCTACTCTTCCCAAATTGGACGTACCCTAGTTCTTTCAACAACCCTACCGCATCGCCCTTCACTCGAGCGAGCTTGTTGTCTACTTCTATACCGATGATGGGAGAACAACGCTTCAAGGTCTCTTCGGCTCCCTTGATAGCGAAGTACTCGTCACCCTGGATGTCGAGATAGATCAGATCGGGATCGACTTCGAGAGAGTCGATAGTCAACGTATCGACCTCATCCCCTTGGATCGTCTGATCGTCGCCGCAGTTTGCGGGATTCAGCTTCATCGAGCATCGCCCGACTCTATCGGTCAGCGCGGCATGATGTTTCACAATATCCAAGTCGCCGAGATTCTTCACCATCAGGGTGAAGTTCTCTTGAGACGGCTCGAAGGTGTAGACCTTGGCGAAGGTCTCGCGAAGGTATCGGGGCCAGACTCCAACACAACCTCCAGCCTGAATGACGAGGTTGAGTCGCTTACATCGCTTGATCGCTAAGTCAGCCCCGTTGAAGTTGTAGGCGACTCGATGGCAGGTCTGATCTCTTAAAGGCCAGAGATCGCCATGGATGAGCTTGAATCCGTCTTTGATCTCGGCCGGCTTCCACTTCACCGACGACTCAATTACGAAGCCAATCGATTTGCATGAGACAGATCGCTCAACATCATATCCTTGACTAGAGCTTCAAAAGA